CATCCCGCATACGCAGTAATGGCCTTTCAGCTCCGCCAGTTCCTTCCGGTGGCCGAACATCTTTTCAATGTCCTCCGCTCGCAGCCAGCACGTCGAAAGGTTTTCCTTCAGGTTCGCATATTTCACGCGGATCTCGATCGCCTTTGAAATGGATTCCTCCGCGGTCTCGATCTCCTTCCGGATGAACTCCTCGCTGACACTCTCGCCCAGGCCCGGCAGCGCCTTCTTCAGCTCCTCCAGGTCGTTCCATTTCTCCCGGTCGTCGACCATGTAGAGGATCGGCAGGATATGCTGCTCCCGGCTGTTTCCCATCAGGAAGCCGGTGCCGCGCTTCATCAGCTCGTCGAACAGGCCCTCGTTCTCGTACCCGCCGGAGCTGATGGCCATCCCCAGCGGCTCCGTCCTGGCGCCGGTACCGGATACCATGACCTCCCACTGTCGCAGGCCGTTCTGGCCTGGCCAGGCGGCGACCTCGTCAGCGCAGAAAAACTGCGGTGAATAGCCATCAGAACGCTTGGAGGAAAAGGCCAGCTTTTTGATGCTGGTGTTCGTCTCCTGGATCATCAGGCCCCGGTACTTCGTACTCCGGGTGATTGCATCCAGCTCCGGCTCCGCGTGGACGTTGTACTCCAATGCGGAATAACACAGGTCCGCCTGGTCGATCTTCGGCGCCAGGAAATAGATCTCGCTGCCGTACTCTCCCGCCGCGTAGCCCATGTACGTGGCGATGGCCGACGCCAGCAGCGTCTTTCCTTGTTTCCGGCCTACCACGCAGAACACTTCCCTGAACTGCCGTTTCCCGGTTTCGTCCACGATTCCGAAGATCAGGCTGATCATGGCCCGCTGCCACAGGGACAGCCTGATCCGCTTCGGCGCCAGCACGCCCTTGTAGTGGTGACAGTACCGCTCGATAAAACCGATGGCGTTCCGGGCCAGGCGCTCGTCGTAGAACCAGCGCCCCTCCGCCAGGCCCCGGATGATGACCTCGTACAGCTGCCGGACCCACGTCCCGACGATAACGCCGCCCGTCTGGATCTCGTTCCAGTATTCGGTGATCGCGTTCTCCGTCTTTACCCCATGCCGGTCACCTTAATGGAGCCGGAAGGCGTCCAGGTCCCGCGCCGCCTTCTCTTTCTTCGCGCCCCGCTCCCCGATCATGTTCCCGATCGTGGCCAGGCACTTATTCGCGCTCTCCACATGGCGCGGAAGCTCACTGAGGAGCGGGTGCGCCACGTCCACGCTGCCGGTCTTGTAGGTCTTTTCTACCGTCAGGCCGTCCTCCGCGATCCTGTCCCGCATCTGGTCGATCAGGCCGGCTTCCTCCGCGTAGATCCGGGCCGCCTCGATAAAGTCCTGCTCCTTTTCGACCTGGTAGATCTTCCCGAAGGCGATCATCTTCCGGTACAGTGCCGCCGGCGTCAGCTTCTCGCTCCCGCTCCTGGCCTTCGCCCGCTTCGTTGTCTTTTTCTTCGTTCCTCCGCCCGTCTTTTTCACGGTTGTCCTGGCTGACTCCGGCAGCTGGTCCGCGATCTCGACGACGGTCCGGTCATGTGCTTCCTTCATTCCCGAATCCTCCGTCCATCTCCGCCCAGGTCCGCAAAAAAACGCCGCATTTTGCAGCGTTTTCCGGCCCCCGCGGAGCGGTTTCTTCATTGTCCCGCGCGCCCGTGGACGCGCGTCCACCGCGCCCTCGGCGCGCCTTTTTTAACTTCACCCCGGCCCTGCGCCGGGTTTGCGTTTCGCGTTTGATAAGGGGGGCTTCATGGAGACCTTCCCGTCCGGCGCGATCCGCCAGCGTTTTGTTTTTCGTTCTTTCTCTGCGTCATGGCAATCCTTGCAGAGCAGTTCCAGGTTGTCCCAGTTCAGTGTGATCTTCGGGTTTGTAACATTCGCAGCTGTCAGTGGTATTTTGTGATGAACTTCCAGCGGTCTGTCCTTTGAACCCGGTTCGATGACTCCCCTCCCCAGGCACTTCTCGCAAAGATTTCCCTTGGAATCAGCAAATGCTTTCCTGCATCGTCTCCAGGTCCATGTCGTGTAAAACTTCTCAACTTCCTGTGATGAATGGCTCATCGGCTCCCACCTCTGCCACATAAAGATGAACCGCCCGCGAAACCGGAAGGAAGCATACCGGAACGCCCTCCAAATTGTGAACATAGAATGTCGGATAGTGTCTTTACACACTATCCGACATTACAAAAATAAACCTGTTTTGTTTACAATCGAGCATGAATTCAAATATCCGTTACTTTGTTCAGCATATCGAAGAACTCCCGTCTGCGTCTGTAGAACGTATTGCTGTCACTTGTTGGCAGGATCTCAGGCTTTAGATCTTTCATTTCCCTCCATGTTTTCTTTCTGCATACGTGTTCAATTAGCGCTGTCTCCCATTCACCGTTTCCTGCTGCCTTCGCGCATCCTTCTACGATTGACATCTTCGCCAGCAGTCTTTCCCTTCGCTCTGCTGCCCTGGCCACCGGATCACTCTTTCCGTTTCCATGCGGTAGTCCATCCATCCTGATCGCACTGATCCCCAGCAGACTGTTCGCTTCTTTCTTCCAGTCGTCATACTGTCTGCAGAAATGCAGCAGCTCCAGGTATCTTGATTTGCTGATCCCTATCTGCTCTGCAACCGGTGTATATCTCATGTCAGTATTTCTCCTTCAGCCACTGCTCATAACCTTCTGCGATGCTCCTGCATGATTCCGGAATTTGGTTATTATCGAACTCCCCGTTCCGGATCCTGTCGCTCACGCTCCCCGGCCTCATGAACTCATAGTGATACAGCGCCTCCGGCAGGAACGCCCACCACGCGCCCGGATACACCCGCCTGTTGAACTCCACATCCTCCGTATGGCACCACACCGGAAAACGCCTGTCTCCGATGAAATCTCTCCGCCAGGCCTTGTTCCAGACCGCCGGATATTTTCTCCCCCAGTTCTGCAGCGCGATCCCCCGGTGCTTCCACTCGAACCCGTAGGCCAGGATGTCGATCTCCGTGTGCTTCCGGATCTCCTCCGCCATCTTCCTGAAGGCCCCCGGCAGGAACCAGTCATCGTCATCCATGAACAGGATCCATTCGCCCTTTGCTTTGTCCAGGCCCACGTTCCTGGCCCCGCCGCCGCTGTGGAAGTTTGTCGTGATCACCTTCGTCGTGTAGTCCAGCGCCGCGACCTCCGTCAGATCCGTGCAACTGTCGCAGATCACGATCAGCTCCCAGTCTGTGAAGTCCTGGCTCGTGACCGACTCCAGCCCCTTCCGGATGAATGTCTCGCTGTTGTTCGCCGGTACGATCACACTGAAGAAAGGCGCTTTCTCTTTCTTAGGCGTCAGGTCGAAAGGTCCGTCCATCATGTCCTTCTCCTCCTCAAAACGCATCGTATGTACACCCCGTCTATGACGTCGCTGTACCGCACCACGCAGTCCTGCAGCGTATACCCCGGATACAGCTTCTCCATGACCTCCTTCGCCTCGTTCCGGAAGTCCCTCGCGATCCGCTTCACCCGTCCGTTCGGCATCCGCGCGTCCCGGCTTCGTCTCACCGGCTGCTTCAGGTTCCGGCTCCCGCGCCACTTCTTCACGCCTGGCTTTTCCGGCCTGTCCTGTTTCTGCTTCGTGAAGTACGTCGCTATCCCGCCCAGGCCCTCGTCCCTGGGCTGCAGCCGGTCGGCGTTCGCCCGGCCCTTCCCCCAGATCCGTTCCATCTCGTCCCGGTCGATCCCTCCGTTCAGGATCATGTGAACGTGCGGCCGCTTCCCGCTGTATCCCGCCGCCGGCATCTCATCCCCGCCGATGGCGTAGATGTACTTCAGCTCCGGCAGCCCGGCCTTCGCCCTGGCCCGCTTTACCCTGCCGATGAAGTTTCTGATATCCTTGTCTACCCGTCCCGGATCCGGTGCCTGCCCGTCGTAGGTCAGCGTGAGGTTCACGTCCTTCTCCGTGAAGTTACCCTCCACCAGCTGGATCAGGTGTATCCGGCTCCGTTCGTCGTTTACTCTTTGTTGGGCCGCCGGCGTTTGCCTGCTCTTTGCTTTTCTAAGAACTCCCCGCTGGTTCCGCCCGAACACCGGGAAAACCTCCGCGTCGATCCGCGGCCCGCTCACCGTCGTCCGCCTCCGGTATCCCATCCGCCCCACCTGGATGAAGCTCGGCTCCTCCAGGAAGCTTCCGTCCCCCGTCACCCGGTTGTTGAAAAGATCCTCGTACTCCCAGCCCATCCGGTCCTCCATAAACGGGGAAGCGCTGGCGCCCTCCCCGTACCCCTCCCGCTGTCATCACCGTCTTTTTCGACGACGATGTGCAAGATTTTAATACTCATTACAAGGCTCCCAACGCGGAACCCGTCCCGCCGTTCCGGAGGCCGTCCCTCCGCGGGTGTTATATAGGAAGTGATTGCGGCAGGGGTCGAACCTGCATTGTTTAAGGACGTACTCCGTCTCCGGCGCCCGCTCTACCATTGAGCTACGCAATCATGGGATCCGGATGCTGCTCTCTGGCTGGCTTAATCCGGAAAGTCGTTTCTTATTGATTGATCTCTTTGTCCAGCGTTTGCAGCGCTTTGATGGTTTCCTTCAGTTCTTTCTTGACTTCTTCTTCCGTGATCCCCTGGATGATCGGGATCCATCTCTCCATTTTCTCTGTAAATGGTCTTTTCTCGATTTCGTACCACGGTTCTCCTTTTTCCCGTTTCCTTGTGTAATAGCTTCCGACGATCGCGATATACCACTTGCCTTTGATCTCGTCTTTTGTGAACCTCGCCTTGCTGTGTAATCTCGATTTCGGATTTTTCAGCATCTTGATCTGTTTATCCAACTCAGCACGCTCTGATTTCAGCTTTTTGATCTGTTCCTCTATTTCCCGGTCTCTTTTGTTCATTTCCTGACTGATCTCATCCATGTTTCCCGTGACCATCAGTTCGTCCATGCTGAAATCTTCCATTTTTGTCTGCTTCCTTTCAGTCCTCGTTTTCGTTCACTGTCGCTTTATGGAACACCCGCCGGCACCGTTCACAGACCCAGTCCGTGAAAATGCGCTCGTTGAAATACCACACGATAAAGTACAGCGCCTGGCCTTCCCTTCCGCACCACGTACAG